ATTATTTCTTTTTGAGTCATTGGTCCCATTCCAGTTTTAGGAGAAAGTAAATTTCCCATCATGGTTTCTTTTTTCATCATTGGACCCATAGCAGCAAATTTATCATAAAATTGTCCTATAATATCCTCAAGATTAGCAGGATAAATTTCCTCTGGCGTAGGACTCATAATTAAATTAGACAAATCAATAGCTTTTTGCTTATCAATTTCATTCTGGATATTTTCAGCAATCATAGAGTTTTGCTTATTAATATATTTATTAGAGATTATATTTTTTATTCCTGTAACTATTGAAGTTATTGCAGCCATACGATCTTGGAATATTTGGTATGGTGTTTCACCTGGTTGATATTGACTTGGAAAATTTAATACTTGCATTTTATATCACTTCCTTAAAATATTGCTCCGAGTCCACCAATAAAGTAGTCCATGAATCCAGGTTTATAGTATTTCTCTGGAGTATACCAGGTTCCCCAATTAGCTAAACTCTCCCAAATAGGTGCTTGGTATTGATAAGGAAATAGTGCCTGTTGAGTTTTTTGTTGCCAATTTAGCATCTCTTCCTGTCTGGCTATATCTCCACCTTTGCCTGCCAGTGGTGCTAATCCTGTTATTCCTGACATAGCCATTCCCTGTTTACCAAGTTCTTGTCCAGAATAACTTAACAATTGAGGAATCATACCTACCTGTCTATTAACATCTGCTTCATATAAACTACCCAATTCTTTAGTTAAACCAGTCCCTAATATACCTTTAAACTCTGCTTCTGCTCCCATCGCTGGCTCACTATAAAGCATTCCACCTAATTGACTGCGCTGCCTGATGTCGCTTACCCCCTTCTCTTCAAATCTCGCTGCCTCTTCTTTTAACCCTTTATAATAAGGTGAGGTAAGTGGATTATATTCTCCACCTAATACACTTTTAATCTTTTCCATTCCTATCTTAAAGGCTTCTGGCATTTCACCTGACATTAATTTCTGGATCAGACTCATACCTTGATTCAATAACTGTTTTTCCTCTCCTGATATACCAGGCAAATTTATAGATGGTAAAGTTGGAGTAGTAGTCGCTAAGTTTTGTAAAGCAGTCATCGATGGCTCGGTATATTCGGTAGTAAGTAATTCTGGTGGTTCGCCTTCTTCATAAGTTCCTTTAGCCAAACAAATTCCTATCGACATTAATATTACCGATTTTAAAATTCTTCTAATCTTTTTCCACATTGGTTTTCACCTCTTTCTCAACTACAATATAAGCTTGTTTAAGCCCATATTTTTTATAAACAGCTTCTATCCCTCGTTCCATTGCCCCTGCGATCTTTTTCGCTCCTAATCTTTGAGCTAAATCTTCTACCTTTTCAAATACTTTATTACCCAATTTAAGGTCTTTACCATCAGTCCAGGCCCACTCTATCCAAAGTATCTTCCCTTTCACTGGGTTATCGTTCAGAAACATCACTACACAGGTATTTAACTCCATTTTTTTATTAAAAGTAACTAAAATAATGCAATGACCAAAAGCTAAACTTTTAGTTACATATTCTATAAATATATCTGGACCGATAGGTTCTCTCTTAGCAAACTTTAAGGTCATACATATCTTAGCCAATACATTTGCTTGAGTAGCAAAATTTAGTTTATTGATCATGTATACTGAGTCAGGTTCAATCTTCTCTTTTTTTTCTTTATTTTCTTTTTCCATTATGGATGCTCCAAAGTATAAATTCTTTGATGTAACCACGCCAAATCTGAATAAACAGCAATTACAAGTTCATTAAAAGCTTTATTATATTCTTCTAAAACTTTTCTAAGTTCTTCATCTTTTATATTTCCCAAAGTCGGTAAAATTACACTTTTTGGTGTTCTTAAAAATTCTGTCATTTATCTCTCTCCTATCAAAACAGATTCAGTAATAATCCCAATAAACTCGAAATCGTTTGTGAATAAAAATTTAATCAAGTAATGCTTGGCCATAAAATCCGTCGGCAAATGAGGTATAACAATATCTTCATCTCCAGTCATAGAAACTTCCCCTGCGTATTGCCATTCTGGCTCACTATCTTGCTTGATATATATTTTTGCGGTCCCGCTTTCCTTTTTAGTAAAGTATGAAAAAATATCCAGCAATCTCTTGTTGATATGCAAACCTTGTCCCTCTGCTAAGTCAGTAGATAACACAAAAAAACTTTCGTAAGTTTCTCCATCATCAGTAAAAGCACTATTTAATTTATAAGTGTAACCCGAATAATCAGAGCAAATACTCAGTTTAGTTCCTGTCGGTATAGTTCCTGAAGCAGAAGTTTGAAATTGTATCCATCCACTATAACTTGTTCCTATGTTATTAGTTGCATAAGCCCTAATCCAGTATTCGGTATTAGCAACAAGATGTTCTGTAATTGCTTTAGTAAATGCTCCTATTGGAAAAGAACCGTCGGTATGTGCGTCCCAAGTATCGGTTTGAGTTAAACCATATTTAAAACCTCTAACCATTGCATTTTCTCCACCAGAAGCAGTGATATTTCCATTGGCCGTTACCGTAGTTTGCCCAACATCGGTAGGAGCTTGAACGGTAACTGTAGGAGCTACTTTATCGGTAGTAAAATCTGCTTCCACACTATACCCATACCCAGCCGAATTATAAGCATACGCTTTGACGTGATAGGTTGTCCCAGGGGATAAATTAATTAAACTTTCGGTAAAAGCACCAACCCCAAAACTTCCCGTCTCCTCTACTTTACTATCTGCTACTGTTGGGTTCCCTGTAAGGTTGTAACATATACCTCGTTTAGTGCAATTCTCACCACCTATATCAGTTATGTTTCCATTACCTGTGGCAGTGGTTGATAATATATTAGTTACTGCTGGAGTGGTAACGGTGGGAATTGTTACTACTACTCCATAAAAATCTACCTCAACCAAAGAAGGTGATACATCCCCTACAGGAGTATAAAAACGAAATCTAAAGGCAGTAATTGTTTGATTGGAAGCCAATGATTTTTCAACCCACGTAAGGTTTGTATATGACCCTTCATATACGTGATTCCAAACACCATTATAATAAGCATCTACATCAATTTGAGTTACATAACCAGCATAATAAACAGCATAAAAGCGAACTTTACTACAAAGCATAGCGGTGTGAGTAAGTTCAAGAAAAGAACTCCACCCAGCCGAATATATTGTCGTGCAAGCATAAACAGGATCAGGAAAACTAATTAATTCATCATAAGCTCTGTCTTCAGTAGTCCATTGTGAATCAGGGTCAACATATCCAGTAGGTGATAACCAATCCATATTATTTACCTTTCTCTATTAAATTATTATCATAGTCAAAAACCTTATAATTCTTCAATTCATATTTAAAAGTATCTGCACAATATAATACAATTTCTTTAAAAGTATCTACATTTATAGGAATATAATCTTGAAGGTCAGAGTAATTATATTTACCATTTTCTTTATAAACTCCTATATAATGTTCAAGTATTATTCCTTTAAAAGACATTATTATTTGGTAAGTTTCGTATCCGTAAAAATTGGCTACGAATATTCCAAACATGCTAAAATCATTACAGTCTCCCTTTTTATTTTTCCATAAAGTATAAGGGTCAGGTGCGTAAAATAGATGTGCTTCATATATAAAGTTTTCTTCCATATAGGCACATATCTTTTCAGGCGTATCTAATTCTTTTATTACTTCAAGAAATTCTAAATCATCAGGCATAACAAAATTACTTAAATTAAATATTCCACAGCCAGTTAAGAATATAGTTAATAAAATTAAGATAAATATTTTTTTCATTCAAATCTCTCTTATTGACTTTTAGTCAATTTTATGCTATAAATTTTATTTAGGAGGTGGTCATTTTGAGAATTCCCCGTCCTATCATTTATTTTTTAATCATACTTTTAACAATTTCAGTTATTTATTTAATTTATCCAAAATATCAGATTATTAATAGTTCAGGTCATATCTATAAAATAAATAAAATAACTGGTCAGGTAACACGTGTAAAACCCATTCCTATCCCACCAAAATTCCCAATATCCTCTAAAAAAACTAAAATAAAAGTCGATCCAAATTCTGAATTAGGAAAGTTCCTACAAGGTCTTCCCAATAAATATTAAATTTTAATTTTCCTGATGATAACTGCCAAAGGCAGGTATCGCCAAGTTCACCTGAAGCCAAACACCTTCTTTGAAAGTTATTAATTTATTATTTAGAGCATTATCAAAGGGAATACTCCAAACTACTTCTTCCGTTTTATCTATAAAATCACTCTTAATTTTTTCAACAGAAGATTGAAAAATTTTATCTACAATATCAGTCTGTATCGGTCCCGATATAGTTCCTACCGAGAATTCCTTAAAGGTTTTATCCGAAGCATACCAATACAATCTACCCTTACTATCATTTACAATTGAGTCATTACAAAGACAACCTATCTCCATGGAAATAAAAGATCCATTAAATCTAAGGTCAGTTGCTACCAACCAGTATTTAGCATAACTATATTTCTTAAAAACAATTAAAAGTCCTTGATATTCTCCAAAACCAGTAATAACATCTGATTTTCCTACTTCTGTACTTCCAGACGTTCCAGTTTTCCAGTTTGCTTCTTCTCCGATAGCGTTCCATCTCATTCTTTGGGAGTAATAATTCCCATTTTCATAGGTGTATCCTAAAATAAGATAGTTTTCATAAACTACTAAATGTTTTGCTTTAGTTAAATAAAATCCAGTTACATATTCAATCCCGTTAGTAACATCACCAAGTGCTACAAAATTTCCTGTAGTATCCCAAACTAAAACCTTATCAAGAAAATTAGTGGCTATCACTTTATCATTGTAATTTGCTGTCTCCCAATTTTCACAATCAGAAGAACAGGTAAACTTTGTATCAAAGGCTTTAGTAGAAGGATTCCAATGATAAATATGTGCCTTGGTAAAAGCCAGTAAGTATTCTACCCCTGTTGAACGCTTTACAAAGGTATGATAATGAATAATAGGATTACCGTCAGGGGTTTGGACTTTTACTGCTCCAGCAGTTAGTAAATCCTTCTCCCTCATTTTTCTTCGGATTATCTTTATATCCTTTAATAGAACATTCATATTATCGGGAGTGAACACAGTAGGAATTAAGACAACTGGTATATCTTTTTTTAAGCCATAGACAGAACCAAATATACCAAAGGTTTGTTTAACTCCAAATGTATCTTTAACTTGATCAGCCATATTTATTCCTTTTATTCATCAGGATAATCACAAATCACAGGATCGTCATCTAAATTGGCTAATAAGCCAGGAACCTCATCTCTCGTATAATAAGTCATATACTCCGCAGCTATACTAGACATTGATAATCCTATAGCAACTTCCCAGATTAATCTTAGCTCGAGGGCGTGGCGGTAAATATCGTTAAATAAAATATAATCACAAGCTTTATATTCTACGCTATCTATGATTATTTTTTCAGGATGATAACAGGCAAAAAATTGCCTTATGGTATAATTAGCCGAATCAGGAGTAGGTCTTAAATAGTAAAATCTATCCATCTTACTAAATACTTCGGGATAACCTATATCATCAGGGTTTAAAGAAAGTTCATACTGATAATTTTTAAAGGTTTCCCACCCCAAAGGGTAATAATCATCAATCATTATTAACAATTTATCTTTATAATGGTCAGGCATTGAATAATAAGATCTGTTTAAGATTGTTTTTCTGGTACTTTCTTCGGTTAAGAAATTCCCACGTTTGCTTAAATCTTTTAAAGCAGAAATAATTTCTCCATCTAAATCATCTCTAATAGAAGTTCCTCCAGAAGTATAGGCAGTATAAGCAGTTGAATTTACTCCAATAGTAAAAGTATCAACACCAACATAAGTTACTACATAATATTTATTGTTAAGTTGAGTCATTCCAACAACATTTTGGATAAAGATATTATCTCCCGTAGAATAACCATGTGCTACTGCAGTAATCTGGCAAAGAGCGGCTTGGGTTGCTGCTGTAATATTTTTTGCCCTCGAGTATTTTCTATGTAAGGTTTTATTGACAAATTTTATTAGCTCATCTTTATAAATCAATTCTTAATCCTCTATTTTTTCTTTCTGGTTCTTCTAGTTTTTTTAGCTTTCCCCGTCGGCTTCCATCCATGTTTAAATGCTTCATGCATTTTTATACCCTTTGCCCTCGCTGCAGCCGAACTATAATGATAAGTCTTCCCACTGGTTATACTTTTTAGAACATATTTTTTCTTACCTTTTTTTAAAGTACTTTTTCTATAAGGCATATTTATCACCTCGTAAGTACAATAGTTATAACTTTGTCGGTAGTTATCTGAGTTTGTGTTGATACCAATTTAATAAATGGGACAGCCGCTATTGCATCTTTAGCCAAATCACTTAATACTACAACTTTACTTGCAGCAACACTTGCTATAGTGACCGCACTCACATCAGAAAACACTATTGGGTTAAAAGTTCCATTTTCAGTATCACAACCTGTTAAAGTTATTACCGAAGTAACCCAATTTGCAGGTAAAAATATTGCTATATTTTTATGACGAGATTTATCCAAAACAGTGGATATAGTTCCACCCGTTGCTATGGTTACAGTCTTCGTAACAGGGCTCGCAAGCTGTAACGCCGCAGCGGTTACTACTGTTTGATTATCCATTTATTTCACTTCCTTTAAAGTTTTATAATGATGTCTACTCATTCCTAATTTCATTTTCTTTGCTTTCTTTTTTCCGTATATCTCTTCAAACGTTTTTCCTTTTCTTTTGTTTTCCACTTTTACTCTATGTCTGAAATATGGTTTCAGTTTATCAATTAAAACTAAATCATCTGTTTCAAACTTTCCATTTTTAAAACGAGCTATTATCTTCTTTGTTTTCTTGCTATTAATAACAAGTCCAGGTTCACTTTTATTAAAAAATATCATTTTTCTCCTTTTAAAGAGGGGAAGACAAAAGCCTCCCCCTCATTTCTCTATGGTAACTGTAAAAACCCTAATGCAGGTTGATGGTCAGTGTAAAGTTGTTTAGTTGCTTTAGGTTTCAGCATTACTAATATTGTTCCATCTGCTTGTAAAAATTTGGAAGTTTCTACCCACAAGTAATAAGTTCCATGTGGAGTTCCAGTAACCGCAGTAGCTGCAAAAGCAGTATATAGCCCAGCGTTAGCAGCCCAGAAAGCTCCGTTCAGGATACAAGGAATCATTCCAACCTCTCCAGCAGCTTCTAAACCTTCTGAATAGACTATAAGCAAATTCTCATTTTTCTTGGTAGGTGTAATCTTATAGACTTGAACACCGTAAATTACAACAGTTGCCCCAGCAGCTTCAGCGACTAAAACATCAGCAGCACTTAAGGTAAGCACTGTGTCTGTATCGCTTGCAAGGGTATATAGTCCATCATTCTTTCCACTGCCACTGATAAGTATCTGTTCTCCGTCCATACCAGTAAAGCCAGCAGCAGTAAAACCAGATGCAATAGTTAAAGTACAAGCACCTGCAACATAAGCAAAGGTAATACCAGCAGAACTAATATATCCTACACAAGTAGAAAGAGCAGGTTGTAAATTAAGTGTTGCGGGTGTCTCTTTTACCATAGTTACCATACCGCCTAATGCGACGGTAACATTAATTTTTCCAGCCATTTGTTTTTCTCTCCTTTCCTAATATATTCCAAAGGGGGCTATAAAAGCCCCCATCTTAACAATTAACATTAAATCGTAGTCTCAGGTGCAAATTCCAAATCGAGGTAAAACAACTCTTTTGGTTTTACTACTCTTCCACCCCATACGTGAAGTCCACGTATAAGGTCAGCGAAATATCCCTGTGAACGAAGGCTTTCGGCTTCAGTCATCTGATCAGCGAAGGCGATTGCTTCATAAGAACCAGCCATAATGATATTACGTTTATATCCAGCAGTAACCGGGGTTAAAGCCGGACAATTATTTGACATGGACATATCAAACTGTAATATCCTACCAATAAACCCATTCTTGAGTTCACCCTTTAAGTCATCAGCGTGAAGAATACCGGCAAGTAGTAGTTTTAAAGCAACCCAAGGAGGTATGGTGATCCACTTTTTCTCGATGTTTACACCACTTAAAGCGTCCCATAATTCACCGATGTAACTGGTTATAAGTGCAGTAGTCATAGCACTATGTTTTAAAACATAAGTTCCTTTGGCTGACTGAGTATATAAACCAGCGATAAACTTATCTACTTGTTCTGATAATCCATAGGCAGCTTCTTTGGCATAATGTTGTCGGGCAGCAGGATCACTTTGTAATTCTGTAATGTCGTGGAGTTTTATGGCATAATCTTTAGCATGGTCAATATCCAAGAACATAGCAACAGCTTCGACTTCTTGGTAGGTAATTCCAGTTGGATTTGCTGCGTCCCAGGTTGGGTCACCAGGGGCATAATCATTAATAGTTACTCCACCATATCCTTTTAGTTTTACTCTATCGCCTTTTTCCTTTATTTCTCCAACATAATTTTTAGAAGCAATCTTACCAAATACGAGTAAGTTTTTTATTTCCTCGAGTAATGTTGCCGCGAAAATTACAGGTATTGCGTCTCTTATAGACATTTAATTTCTCTCCTTTCTTACCATTTCAACATAGATTTATCTATGTCTGGTTTTACTTTTAAGGCTTCTGCTGGTTTCATTTCAGCAACTTGTTCAGGTGTATAGTAGGTATAGCCGAGTGCCTTTGCTTCACCAGTTAAGCCCTTCTTGTCTACCTTGCGATTTCCCATGGCATCAAGGATTTTTTCATTCTTAGCCAATTCAAGTTTTTCCATTATTTCAGGGTCTTTTAGACCTTCTTGATAAAGTTCTTCACCTGGGTTATCAGAGTTGTAAATATCAAGTTCTTTAAACTCTCTACCCCCAATTTGCCTTAAAGCAGATTGGTATACTGTTTCCCAGTCCAAACCTATATCTTTTCTATCTATATATTTAACCCTTGCAGCAGCACAAGATTTTTTAAAATTAGTATCTAATCTATCTTTTTTTTCTTTTGCTTTAACTACTTCCTGTGCTTTTTTGATATTATCCATAACTTTTTGTTCGATAGTTCTACCATCTTTTTTAGTCAGGACATCATCATCTTCGCCTTCAATTACAGATTTTTTACTTTCTTTCTCTTCAGCCCTTCTTTTTAATTCCTCATTCTCTTTTTCAAGAGCGGCCAATCTACTTTGAGATTGAGAAAGTTCAAAACCAAATTGCTGGCGTTGTTGTCTTTCTTTCTGCAAATCGCTAATTACTCCCTTGTGTTCAGCTTCGCTATAAGTTCTTTCTTTACCTTCGGTTTCTTTACCCTTAACATCCTTATCTTCCATGTATTTTCGCCTCCTTTTTTTTCCCACTGAGGTAGTGGTTATTTTATTTCCCGCATTGTTCCCTTGCGGTGAGGGAAATATTTAACTTTTTTTATGATTTCTTAATAGATATTCTGTTGCTTTTATTGTTAATTCTGGATTGTCTTTAAACAAACCAATCGCAATATTACAATTACGGCAAAGTAATCCTCTTATTTTGTAAATTTTATGATTATGGTCAGTATGAGCATCAGACGGTTTGACAAATAATTCTCCACAAATAGCACACTTTCCATTTTGACTTTCCCATATCTTTAACCAATCTTCATAAGAAAGATTATAAGTTTTCTTAATAGACCATTTTCTTCCATATCTTTTTATTTTTTCTTTATGTTTTTTGGCATATTTTCTACGGTGTTCTCTATCTTTTTCAAGGTTATTTTTTCTCCATTCTTTGCTTTTTCCCATCTCCCTTTCACGATTCTCTTTAAAATATTTTGCTTTATATTCTTTTAATTTTTCTTTGTTTTTTTCTCTATATCTTTTCGCCCAAGCTTTCTGGTCTTCTTTATTTTTATATGGCATTATACTGCCCTCCCTACAAGACTTTGCTGTTTCGGAGGAGAAGCTCTTCCCTTTTGTGGTTGTCCTTGTTGTTGCTGTTGTGCTTGCATTTGCTGTGCTTGCTGTTGCTGTTGTTTAACTCTGGCTATCATCTCGTCCTTACGTGGCAGATCCATGCTATCCAGTAAAATATCTATTGGAATTGGTAATCCCATTTCGGCCAATCTGGCCAACATCTCAAAGTTAGCCAAACGTATAGTCGGAGTAGAAGGTCTGGAAGAAACTTTAATCCCATAATGGCCAATCCTAAATGAACGTATCGCCTGGACTAATTGTTGGGGATTTATCTTCATCTTTTCTTCAATACATATCTCGGCTATTTCACTGGGGGAATAAACGTTGGTATGTCTGATAAAACCTATCAAGGTTTCACCAAAAATTTGTTGAGTAAATCTATAATTATCAAAAACTACTTCTGATATAACATCTCCTTGTCTTTGTCTTCGGAGCATAGCTATACCTGATTCTTCTTTAGTTCCTTCACCTCTACTGGCAGTATTCAAACCAGATATTATTCTGATGTTATTAACTGAATCTTGTTTATGAGTAAAATGACCAGCAGGTAATTGATTGGGTTCTATCTTATGTGGTTCCACATCTGTATATTCGATTACCACACCAGCTTTTGAACCAAAGGTTTCTAAAACTTTCTTTAAAGCACCACCAATCTTTTTATTGAGCCAACCAGTATTAGCAGTTCGATTCAATATATGTAAAATCCCTGAGGAGGTCTTATTTATTTCTTCTTGAGGAGATATTAAATTATCTACAACTCCAAAGACATATCCATCTGACCAGTAAGGGCAGAATCTTACGTAAGGAAATAAAGTCAGGCCACTAAAGGGGTCTTCTATATGCTCTAAAACAATATCCCCAAGAGTAGTAGTTACATTCATAACCGGGATTACTCTTTCAATAGTGTTATATTTTAATGGTCTTTTTTCTTTCTCAGCTAATTCCCTATCTCTAGTAAGAAGTGCATCTAAAACTATATCCTGAGATTTGTGAACAGGGATAAACATAAGATTGGTTTTATCAATTAAGAATAATTGTCTTTTGTAGGATTTCCACCAAGTTTCTTTTATGCGGTAGCGGTAACTAGAAGGTTTTAACATAGTATCAGTTTGTTTTGCTCCAGAGATTTCAAAAACATCCTGACCGCTATAACCTTCTAAGTATTTTTCTAAATCTTTTTCTTTCTTGGGATAGAGTAAGAAAATTTGTTCTTTTTCTCCCCAAAAATAAGAGATAATATATTTAGCGGATTTATTCAGGTCATAAGTCTTAGCATTAGGATCTTCCTTTACATCAAATGGAGATCTCCTATTTATGGTAATATCCCCATTAATGACATCATTTTCGGTAGAGATATCCAGTCCTATCCATCCTTTTCCTCCTATCCCACCATCCAAAAACTGCATAGATTGCTCGAATTCACCATTAGATAGATCCATAGAATGTTTAGCTAATCCTGTAAATACATCAGCTACAACAGCATTTCCACCTTTTCTCGGGTATATATTAATATCATTTCTATTTTCTCTTTCCATTCCCGATAAAAGGTTTATAGTGGGCAAAATGTGGTTAATAGTAAGGGCAGGTCTTTTCTCTTTTTTCAAATTGGCTAAAGTTTTAGGGTCCCACTGCTTTCCGCAATAAAAATCATAATTTTTGATAGCTCTATTTACCCAACCAGAATTCCCCTCTTCCGCTTCTCGAGAGAATTCTTGTATTTTATTCACCAAAGATATCTCTGTTTCTTCTTTTGTATCTTCTTTAGTTAATTCTAATGTTTCTGTTACCATACTTTACCCTTTACTCTTTCAAGAAATAAAAAAAGCCTTGTAATTGATTTTATTCAATCACAAGGCTTCGCAGAGTATCTCTATTAAGAGTTTCTTTTGAGTGTCCTTAATTATCGAATTCTATTTTTTTATTTTATTTTCAAATTAATAATGCTGGTTGAAAAGGTTTAGTCAATTTGTTAGATTTTATACGATTTTCTTTTGCAGGTAATAATTGTAAGTTCTCTAAAGACCAACACCTTTTAAAATCAATATGTTCAGGTTCAGTAAAATTGAAAGCACTTATAGGTATGATATGGTCTATCTGTAATCTCCCCTTTAAAAAATCTTGCCAGCAATACATTTCTAAAATAGTTTTTTCTAAATGTTTTATTAAATCATCTACACTATAACCAACTAAATCACACCATTTTTTACCTTTTTTATTCCCTTTTAAACATTTGCTCATTAATATTTCTATTTTCCAATTAAGATTATACCTCAAGTCTGTTTTACGTTTCCTATCTTTATATTCTCTTTCTCTATCTCTTATTTTTTTATGATTATTTTTTTGGTATTGCTCAATTTTTTCTTTTATTTTTTTACAATTATTTTGATAATATGTTTTTAGATATCCCTTTACTTTTTCAGGATTATCTTTATTCCATTGTGTAGCATCTTTTATATGTTTTTCACGATTGTTTTCATAATATTTTTTTTGATAAGTCATCATTTTATCTTAATACTTTCCTTCTTCTCAACATCTGATATTCCACCTTTGTAGAAATTAATCGTTATAGACCCACAATAGTCAGGATTTTCTTCTAATATCTCCCTCAATTTAATAATTATTTTTTTTATAGTTTCATATATTTTATCTGAACTTGAATCTGACAATTTTAATTCTCCTTATTAAATATCACAGAAATATTTTTATGTCAAATATTTTAAGTTTTAAAAAGATACTTTATGCCGACATGAAATCCTGACCCAAATCCTCCTCAGTGAAGAAGTCTTCAGGTTTATTACTCTCTGGTTCTTCCTCTTCGGCATACTGAAGTCCCCATACTCCCATAACATAAGCACTTGCCCTATCTATAGACCTACCATAACTTTTTTTAATCTCCTCACTTGACCTGATCATAAATTTATCGCCTTTGTAGGTATATCTTGGAACGGTAAGTTGCCTTTTTAATTCTTTATCATCATGGTGAAGCTCTACCTCATTATCACCAAATTGATTCCCTACATACCACCATATTTGAGCCCTCCGATTTAGAAATTGTTTAGGTACTCCAGATTCTTGTTTCTCTGAACTATTTATTACTAAGACTGGTAATCCTTTATTACTTAATATAGAAGCCACACCGCTACCTATACCTATACCATCAACTACATAAAGTGATGCTTTAAAATCTAACCCCATAATTTCCATTTCATTGGCAATATAATATTCATCTTTTTTACCAAATATCCGGTGTCTTTTTATATCGGTATTCTCCATTGCGTAAATTACGGATTCGTCATCTCCATATTTCGCAGGATCGCAAACGATGATTCTTCTTATCGGTTTATGAAATTTATTCTCATTTGCTCTGTCAATCCATCTATCCTGTATTACAATATCGGCGCCTGCCAATATATCCCAACTTCCATCGCGGTAGGCTTTTAATAATTCTGGTCTGTTTCTCAAAGTGTACTCCATATTAGGAACGTAATCTCGTGGTAAAAAGGAGTTATCCGAAGGCAAGGAAGAAAGAAAAACAAATCTCTTATTATGACCTAAAACAAATTCATCCTTCAACCAGCAATCCGCAGGGTTAGCAGTATAAAGTTCTTTAAAGGGTAAAGGAACACCTCCTATGCTTCTTCTTAAAGTCAATCTTAACTCGGTTAATTTATCCTCTTCAATTTCCTCTGCCTGATCCAAACCAAAAAAACCATAATTAGCACTATTAAATTTTCTGACTACTTTTTTATTGTCCAATCCGCCATATTGAATTTTGACTCTATTCTCCACAATGATTTCTTTACTTTTTTCTTTGATTCTGTATGAATCCTCGGGAATATGCTCTTTCCAGGTCTCAAGCGTAGTATCATCGAAATCGACTCCTTGCAAACGTCCCATAAAGCCTACTGGTATAGGATTTCTCAAAACCGGTATATCAAAATGGTTAATAACTGACTTACAATAAAGCCAAGCATATCTACAAAGCAATACAGATTTGCCACCCCCTTTAGCCCCGCCAAATAATAAACCTCTCACACAACTCTGATTGAGTATTTGTAAGGCAATGAGCTGCTTATTCGTAAACGTCATCTGCTCACGTTCTTGTGCAAATTCAAATTTCATATTTTACCTTTCCATAATTCCATTATTGTTTTGCCTTTACATGCTTTCTGTTGCATCTCTTGACAACTTTTGATATTTGGTTTACTTATATTTTTCTTGTCCATAGCATGTAACTCGGCTATTTCAACTTTATTAAATAATTTTTCCGAATCTTCTAAACTCATAACCCACCTTGAACAATCACACATAGAACACATACCTTCCCATAATACTTTCCTTTCATAAGTAAAACCACAATCAATACATTTAACTTTCATATTAATCTCCTTTCCAAACCCCCTATCGAAAAGTTTTATTTGCTCAAGGTTTTTACGGTGCAGGGTTGCCATTTTACCCTTTGTTTTTCAGGGTTTCAATTTTTGGACTTTAAGGACTTAACAATCCATTTGATGATAGAGAATATTCCAATAAGTAACAATGCACCGACTATAATTGGTATAACATCATAAAATTCAACTTCATTTAGATTATTTAAGACATACCATACATACTCAAACATAATATGTTAACTCCTTTTCCATTCGCCTTTTTTT